CTTGCTGCATACTGTTTTGAGATTGGAACATATCACAGAATTATGAATGAAATGAGCGGAAAGTTTACAGAGAGAACTTATGACAAAGATGGTAAGTTGAGGGCTTCTAAGATTGCGCCACAATACAAAATCGCCCAAGCCGCTTTGGCAAATGCAATGAAAATTGCTACGCAATTTGGATTCACTCCGAGTTCAAGAGCTTCTCTTTCTATGCCAGATCAAGAAGAAGAAAAAACTGATGACTTTAATTTCTTTGGATAATGGAACTCAAGGAATGTGATAAGTTTTATTTTGATGAAGCTGCTGCTGATAGGGTGGTGGCTTTTGTTGAAAGACATATCAAGCACATCAAAGGAGAGAAGGGCGGACAGCCATTTCTATTAGAGCCATTTCAAAAAAAGATTGTTCGAGATTTGTTTGGTTGGAAATACAAAGAAACAAACCTCAGAAGATTTAGAACAGCTTACATTTGCCTACCAAGAAAGAACGGAAAGTCAACTCTTATTTCTGCAATTGCTTTGTATATGCTTTGCGCTGATAGTGAGCCATCGGCTGAATGTTATGTTGCTGCTGGTGATAGACAACAAGCTGGAATCATCTTTGATGTTGCAAGTTCAATGGTGCGTTCAGATAGCCAACTCAATAACAATCTTAAAGTATTTAAAAGCTCTGTAATACACGAAAAAAGCAATTCAGCTTTCAAGGCAATAAGCGCAGAAGCAAGTTCCAAGTTTGGATACAACGCAAGTTTTGTTTGTATGGATGAGTTCTTTGTTCAGAAAGACGCACAGCTTTGGGATGCTCTTACAACTTCGGTAGGTGCTAGAAGGCAGCCTTTGACAATAGCTATCACAACTGCTGGCTACAATCGTGAATCTATTTGTTTCAAGACTGAGGAATATGGTCGCAAAGTTTCAGAGGGTGTAATTGAAGATTCAAGTTTTTATTATGTGAAATTTGCTTGTCCTATGGATGTAGAATGGGATAGTGAAAAAGCATTGAGGTTAGCTAACCCAGCTCTTGAAAGCGGTGTTGTCAAACTTGACTATCTTAAAAGAGAGCAAGAGAAAGCTGTAAAAATGCCAAGTTATGAAAATACATTTCGAATGTTGCACCTCAACCAATGGATGTCATCTGCTAGTAAGTGGCTGAGCGATGTGCAATGGATGGAGTGTAACTTTGAAGAAGTAAATTTGGACCAATTCAAAGGTCAGAGAGTGTGGTGCGGACTTGACTTAGCTAGTGTTCGAGATGTTAGTTGTCTTGTATTGTTAGCAGAAATAGATGAGAAGCTAGTCTGTTTACCTTACTTTTGGACTCCTAAAGAAACTGCATTTGTCAGAAGTAGAAGAGACGGGGTTGATTATATAGGTTGGGAGAAAGAGAATCTAATGGAACTTACAGAGGGCGATGTCACCGATTACAACTACATTAAAGAACGAATCAAAGAGATTGCTGAGGTTGTAAACATTCAAGAGATAGCCTACGACCGTTGGAATAGCTCGCAGCTTGTAATCGACTGCGTAAACGATGGACTTCCGATGATTCCATTTGGTCAAGGTTTTGCTTCAATGAGCGCACCAACAAAAGAGCTTGAAAAGATTGTCCTGGCAAAGGAATTGAATCACGGTGGAAACAAAATACTTCGTTGGATGTGTTCTAACTTAGCAATGAAAACCGATCCAGCAGGTAACATTAAGATGGATAAAGCAAAGTCAACAGAAAAGATAGATGGAATGATTGCTCTTGTTATGGCTTTGGGGTCTTATATGAACGGAAATACTACAGATCAAAACCCTTACGATGATAGGGGTTTCGTGTTTATTTAGGGAAGTGTTTTGTATCTTTGTACTATAGTTTTATTTTATGGGATTATTCGATTTTCTCCGTTCAGAAAAAAGAGATAACGGAAACACTTTTCTTAAAGTCAACTCTCCATTATTTGGCGCAAATGCTGGGGTTGCTGTTGACAAAAATTCTGCACTTTCTTTCTCGGCTGTTCTAGCTTGTGTTCGTGTTATCTCTGAGAGTATAGGCTCACTACCTATTCACGCTTATAGGGTTGAGCAAGATGGTGATCTAAAGATTGACAAAGCGCATCCAGTATCAAAACTGATTCAAAGACCAAACCAATTTCAAACGACTTATAACTTTTTTTCTGTAGCAATGACAAACTTGTTGCTTGAGGGTAATTGTTATTTCTTAATTGAAAGAGATGGAAGCGCTCGACCAACAGCATTGATTTATCTCAATCCCGACAAAGTGGATGTGATTCCTTTTGAAGGAAACTTATTTTATCAGCACGCTGACTTTGAGCAACCGATTCCTCAAACTGATATACTTCACTTTATGGGCACGGGGTTTGATGGTAAAAAAGGAAAGTCAGTTCTTAAAATGCAACAAGACACAATAGGACTTTCTTTAGGTGCTAATATTACAGCAGCGACATACTTTGGACAATCTGCTCAAGTGGCTGGAGTATTAAAAACAGACCACAAATTAACTGATGAACAAATACAACGATTAAGAAACTCTTGGAACTCAAGACATCAAGGTCCTTACAACTCAAACAAGACCGCAATCTTAGAGCAAGGAATGGATTTCAAACCGATTTCAATAAGCGCAAATGATAAGCAGTTGCTTCAATCAAGACAATTCCAAGTAGAAGAAATTGCTAGAATTTTCCGCACGCCCCTTTCATTGATTGGACACCTTGAGAAGTCAGCGAATCACAACTCAATCGAACAGCTATCTACGGACTTTGTTCGCTTTACTTTGACACCTTATTTAGTACAATTAGAACAAGAGATGAATATTAAATTATTCAGAGATAATGAGTTTGGAGAGTACGAAGTGAAGTTTGATACTAAAGGATTATTGAGAGGAGATAGCAACGCTAGAGCGACATATTATCGTGAAATGATGCAAATAGGAGCTTTGTCTATCAACGAGGTTAGACAGGCGGAACAACTAAACAGAATCGGAGAAGAAGGAGACGTACACTATTTCCCGTTGAACTTTGCACCGATAGGAACAACAGAAGAAGGAAATGACTGATTTTCCAACAAAAGGAGAGGATAAAAAAATTAGTCTTAGAAACTCAAACCACCCTCAGTTTGATTTCGATTTTGCTTCTAATGTAAAAGAACAAACTCCAGAGATTTGGAAAGCTGGAGGAAACATAAGAGGAAATGAAGCTTTTAAGCTGTGGGAAAGAGCAAGGGATGGAGATGAAAGCCCTTCTGTTTTAGAATGGATAAAAGAAAGAGAAGCTTGGCTTGCTAGACACTTTGAAGATGGAAAACAATTTGAAGGGGACACAGAGCCGAACTTGTCAAACATCGGTGGTGTTGTAGCTCAAATGAAATGGGGAACTATTGGAGTGCTAGGAGAACAAGGAATGAAGGATGTTATTTTGGAAATGACAAAAAAGCTAGAGGGGAAAAAAGAAGAAAAACAGTTGAACGCAACTGTAACAAAAGCTCTTGAAAATAAAGTTGAAGAACACAACGATGAGGTCAAAGATTTAGATGTTGATTGGAATCCAAGAATAACATTCAACAAAATTGTTAAGGTGTTTGAAAGAGGGATTGGAGCATATAAGACAAACCCTCAAAGCGTGAGACCAAATGTAGGAAGCCCAGAGCAATGGGCTTACGCAAGAGTCAACTCTTTTCTTTTCGCATTAAGAAAAGGAAGGTTTCAAGGCGGGAAACACGACACAGATTTACTTCCTCCAAATCATCCAGTTAGGGAGGAGATGGAAGAAAAACTTATTATAGTTATGGAAAAAGAAAAAAGAGAAATAGTCGGCACAATGATCACAGATGGGATAGAGATGCCATTATACACAACCATTGAAGAAGCAGAAGAAATAGCTAAAGAGATGGGCGGAGAAGGACACCACGAACATACGTTGGACGGTGTTACATATTATATGCCTTTCAACTCTCACGATGAAATAAAAGCTGTTATGCAAGAGCAAATGATGGAAGAAAATGACCACATCGAAGGACACGATGAAGAAGATGACAAGCCAATGGGCTATCGTTCAAACCCTAATGCTGAAGTTAGAACATTTACAATTGAGAATCTAGAATTTAGAGCTGAAGAAGATAATAATGTTGTAGTTGGTTATGGAAGTGTATTTAATTCTATGTCAAATGATTTAGGGGGTTTCAGAGAAGTTATTGCTCCAACTGCTTTTGAAGGTAGGCTTGAAGATGATGTTCGTTTCTTATTCAATCACGACCCAAATATGTTACTTGCTAGAAGCACTAACGGAACTCTTAAGATGTCTGTTGATGAAGTTGGCTTGAGATATGAAGCTCAAATTCCAGACACTTCAACTGGTCGTGATGTTTTGACTTTGTTACGAAACAACACATTAAATCAAAATAGCTTTGCATTCGTTGTTGAAGATGACTCTTGGGAAGTTCGAGATGGAATGAATATCAGAACTATCAACAAAGTTTCTATGTTAGCAGATATTTCACTTGTCAGCTATCCAGCATATAATGAAGCTAAAACTGTTGCTTTACGTTCTATGGAAGAATGGAAAAAAACAGAAGAAGAAAAGGTTATGAAAGAAAACCTTGAAAAAGAGAATGAAGAGAGGTCGAAGGAGGAAATGGATTTAACTAAACGCTCTCTCGCTGAGTTGCGTTTGTCAATCATAAATAAAAAGTAATT